TACCATAAAAATAAAAGTCCATAGTTGTGGTGCCATCAAATACAATATATCCTGATCTATAGATATTGCCTGTAAAATATCCTGAGTCATATGCTTTGATGCAATCTTTTAGCTGAGGATATAGATCTCTTGAAAGATACAGATAACTTGTATATGGATTACCCTGAGCAACGCTTGCTGTAGCATTAAATGTTGTGAGAGTTGGTGTAGATATGTTTATTGGAGCGCCATCAAATTTAATTGTAAAGATATTATTTGTTCTTGAAACACTAGTAATGTTTCTGATTTCATCAATCTGATCGCCCATTGAACTATAGAAACGAATAGCAGAGTTAGAAGCAAAATTCTGCAGGTCGTTCATTGTAGTACCAGACATACCAGAACTATTGTTATCAAAGTCAATAACAACCTGATTTGTATTTGAAGCTGTTTGATTTGGATAATAGTCATACCACTCTTGTAGGTTATAACGAGTATCCTGAGTACCTCTTACATAATACTGAACAGTTAATTCTTCACCTTGATTAAGAGTTAGATTACCACCTGACCATGTAAGTGTGTATGTTGTACCAGTTACCTGAGTGATACTACCGCCAGCCCACCAGCTTAGATAGTACATATCACCGCCACCACCTCTGTCTTTGTTTAGAAATACTCTGACTGAGGACCCCTGATTATAGCTCTGAAGCAACCCAGTAATATCTTGACCAGCAAGATCAACTGTAACTGTATTTGTACCTGAGTTGGCAAGTCCAGATGTGATTGGAATATGAATTTCTAAATGACCTGGCGTCTGATATTCAAACTCTTTATATCCCTCGACATTAACTATGCGCCATGGGTTGGTATTTACACCATCTGTTGGTGTACGAGCTAAATCTCCTGAATAGGCTAAGTTAGCCCAAGTTGATACACCGTCGCCGTACTTGATTCTACCAGTATCAACTTCCATTCCTGGCTCGCCCTGGCTTAATACTGGGTTTGATGTAAGCCAGTTGGCGGCAGTATCTCTTCTAATCTGAATCTTAGTCGCCATTTGAAATAACTCCTTGAAGGTTTCTGTTAGTATTTATATTTGTGCAGAACTGCCACCATCAATATAACTGGCACTATAAACTTTATTAAAAGATGACCCACCATCTAATGAAGGATTATATACACCAAATACAGTTGCAACGGAACCGCCGTCAAATCTAGGGTCATATAAGGTATATACTGAAACTGAAGAACCACAATCAGCGTCAATATCCAACACATTTCCATTAACGGTACCACCAAGTTCTTCTATGATATTATTGACTGTAGCATTAAGAGTGGCTACATTAGCATTGGTATTTGTAATACTGGAATTAGTAGCTATACTCAAGGCCGTAATATTAGCATTGGTGCTTAATATTTGAGCGTTGAGTGTGGTTCCTAAAGCAGTGATATTAGTATTTGTGGCCACGCCTAAAGCGGTTACGTTTGCGTTTATATCATTTAAACCTATTGTTAGCGAAGAAATGCTTGCATAGTTTTCAATAAAGTTTTCATTTACTTTTGTAAATGCATTACGGAGCGTATCGCCAGTTCCATCATTTGGTGCTGCACCTGTATAGATATTTTGTCTGGCCATTTTATTCCCTATCGGCTGTTATAGTTGTTGAATCTGCTTGTACTGTATCAGAGTCGGCATTAAACGATTCATTTGGCATATTTCTCTGATAATCATTACCAAATTCAGTTATAGTTGTTGTATAACCAAAATCATCACCAGGTTGTGCATTGATTGGATCTGGTTCTATATCAATCTCTACAAGTTTTATTGGTGAAATATCAAAGCTTGATAATGTATATGCTGCATTTGTAGAGGCCGCTCGGATTGTATTATTGACATGGAAAGAACCCTGTATGCCTCCTAGTTCTAGCCTGCCTGTTTCAGGAATCCAATTCATTACTGTGCCATAAGCATTGGCTGTGTGTGGATTATTACCCTGATATACAGTATCTTTAACAGTAAATATACCGTTATTACCATTAGCTGTATTTATTTTTATAATGTTTCCGCCCAGATTAATATCATTAAAGATATTGGTGATAGCCTTGCGAATGAGTTTGGGCTGTGTAACTGGCCCATAAAAATAGCCTTTGAGTGTAAAGCTTAGTGTCCAATAACAATAACGGACTGAATCAAAGTTGCCTTCATATTGAATATCTTTATTGATATTATTCATAACAACTGGTATATCTTTGAGAAAACCTAGTTCAGGTACTGTGCCTGCTGTAAATGTATAATCTGGATTAAAGAATGGCATAATCTGTTCTACGATATGCCAGCCATCATCAATATTACGGGCATATACAATTAAATCAAAATTGATATCATATGGAACACCCATATACATTGAATTGGCTGTTGATGCTGTATCGCTCTTGGCCATTTTAAGAAGTGAGTTTTGCTTTCTTGTGGCATCATATGTAATGCTAGAAATTTCAAATGAAATTCTTGGCAGCGTTATTTGTGTGCTACGGTTTAAATCAGGATTTGATTCTATACGAGTAATGTATTTGTCTTTGGGTCCATACAAAATTGGAACCTTCATACGTTTAATTTCTCGCCCAGTATCTTTATCTACGCGCATAATTGTAATATTATTGAAAAGATTACCAAACAATATTACATATTTGCGGACAAGTTGATGATAGAAATAAGGATTACTAAGCATTATGGCATCCCAAATGGATTTTTCTGGCTTAAGTCAATATAATTATTTGCTTCAGACATGAACTGTTTATTATTATATAGGTCATAATCAGAGAAATCGCTAAATGGATCGGTTCCAACTACCTGATAGCTGGCATCTGACATGGTTCCAATTAGATTTCTGCCTGTAGTGAAATTACCAGATATATTAATTATATTTAATGTGTTAGCCGATTTATTCCATTCTTTAACTTTGGCTTGGGCCGTTGAATATTCAACATTTGCCCCCTGATAAACAATTTCACCAGCAAAATATCCACCAGTTCCGCTGCCAAGATTAAGCTGTATAGTATATTCTGTCTGGTCAGCAATATTATCAATTTCATCAACCCCTGTATCCAAGGTTTCATGGCTAAAGCGGAAGACTTCTGTGCGTAGTTCATATATGAATGGTGTTTTTTTGCCAATAGAATGGAACATAAGCTCATGTTCAATAAACTTGACTTCAAATAATTTGCGAAGAACAGGAACATAAATCAAATCACCTTCACGAGGCCTAGCTGCTATTACTGATGGTACATATCTCTCAAATTCTTTTCTAGAAACAATAAAATTTGATGTCTGCCTTATTTCAAGACCAAATTTAGAAAAGAAATTGCCATCACCTTCAAATCCTTGAACATTGGCCAAATAAAAGGCCATCATATATGCTCTCTTGAAATCGTTGTTTACATTTTCACCAAACACAAAATCATCTTCATTAAAATGTTCACGAGGCATAAAATAACAATTATGCCCCATAATGTTGATTGATTCCTCAATAACATCTTCCATTAATCGCTGTTCGTTCGTAACAGGGGAAGAATAGTTGTTAAAGTAATGTGAAACTGGCATATTTTATCCGATTATGAAATTGACGGGTTGCTCATAAGTCAACCTAATCTGATCTTCAATCTCTTTTATTTCAGTTAATGCTTCTTCATAGATTTGCTGGCCATTCATTGTAATACCACCAGGCAACTGCATACCACCAAACTTTTTCATATTATTTCCCCACTGGCGTTTGATATAGGCCGTTGCCAATTTCTTGAGCATACGATCATTATAGACTTTTGGATAATCTTCTGGGCTGGCAATATAATGACCTTCGATGATGATATATTCGCCTGGTATTGCATACTGTACCCAGTTCCAGTCAATATAAAGCCTTTGCATATGGCGATTAAACCGTATTGGCTGCTCACCGGAGAACAACATATCTAATGTTCTGAGATGCTGCATTGTCAGGGCATAGTTGACATATGATGTTGAAGTGAAATCATAGAGTTCATGTAGTCTTAGTTGATATCTGAGGTCAAACATATTGACCGATGCATTTGATGATGACACAGGGAAAATACGGGTCACACCAATAATAGAATCATTTGTGATTGGAATATACTGGTTTGTAAAATCTTCAGAGGTTAATTGATGCTTGAAATAACCTCTTTCTGTGCCATCAAAGTGAAAATCTTGGAAATATTGTAAGGCCTCGTCAATACGGTCTTCAACCTGGTCGTCATCCACATTGATTTGTAATACAGGGAAACCAAGTTGGCGCAGACACCAGTTTTTTAATTCTTCTCGGGAAGCAGGAACGGACATACCATTATCTCCAATAGAGGTTTAATGGTATTTATATGATTATAGCCGTAGATGTTTCTTTATCTATCTGTAGAGTCCCCTCACAGGCTATATTCCAATCTTC